GGAAACTGCTTCGCAGCCCACTCAGAAAGCTCTTCAATATCCCTTCTGAGGAGCTCCTCGCAAATGTCCTTGGGCAGCCCACGATCTTCGATATTATATCCAAACCCAATGGTCCACTTCCCGGCAGAGCACTTGTAGAGCCTGTCCCGGAAGCCCTCCTCTTTCTTGATCAGCTCTATGAGCCTTTCCTTATCCATCTCCTTGGCCCTCGTGTTCCACCAATTCCATGCGCCATCTATCTTAACATCCTCCCCGTCCTTCAGGGCGGGGAGGATGTCAAGCTCATTGCATGTTTTTCCCCACCGCCACACCGAAAAGCCCCGAGACGATGGCGTTTACGATACTCTCCGGGCTTTCCATGGTGAGAAGACAAGTCAATCCGATCAGGGTGGCGGCAATGATGACCAAGTTCTTGTCGTCCATTTGCGAGCTCCTCCACGAGCTGTACGATCCGGTCGATCCTCTCGCGTGACTCGGCGAGCTCTGCGGTAAGCAAACGAAGCTCCAGGAGCAGACAGGTGAGCGTGTTGCTTCTCGCCTCACACGGGCGGACCGCACGGTCGATTCTCGCCGTCTGCTCCTCCACGATGGACCAATCCCTCGTCTGAATGGCCCTGCGAAGACACAGGACGGCGTTACGGATGTGGTGCTGTTGATCCTTTGTCATGGCGTGTATTCCACGTATCCCAGCATCACAAGGAGGATACGCAGATGACGCCGGAATTGCCTTCGTTCCACATCATTCAGCTTTCCGCTCGCCTCACGGAGGGCCTCCACGGCCCACTTCGGAATGAGGGCGTTCCCCATCACCTCGTTTCATGGTTCAATCCTCCAGTTCCGCGACGAACTCGATCCCAAGCGCATCGCAAATGCGTTCGACAATCCGAAGTGCCTCTTTCACCGTGACCTTGCCGTCCACGGCGGCCGCCGTCAGTTCCTCGGCTAGCATCCCCACAAGCCCGAGAACCTTGAAAAAGCCTATCTTCATCGTGCCATCCCCCTTGCTGGTTGTTTTTCCACCTCGGACAAGAACCGTCCCATCTCATACATCCTTCCTTGCCATGGGTTTATGCAACTCCATGATCAAGTTCCTTAGTTCGCGGATCTCATCTTTAAGGTCAGCGATGTCCTGCCTCGTCGCCGCCTGCTGCTCCAGGGTGGCTAATCGACCGTTTCGGATGGAGTCGGCCTCCCGCCGCGCGCCATCGAGCTTGTCCTGGTGCGCTTGGCAGTCCCGCTTGTGCTGGGCCAAGGTCGCGTCCACCCATTTCCGCATCCCCACGCTCACCGTGATAGCATACGTCACACTCGCCACCGTCACACTCGCACAAGAAATCAGCAGGCCATGGTCCGTCATTCGTCTCCGCCTCCGATTTTCTGCGTCTTTATCTTCCTGTGTAGCTCGTTGAGCTTATTCATCTTCTCCATGTACTCGTCCTGGCGTATCCTGTGGAACGTAGTATTCCCACGTCCCGCCTACCATCACGGCGATCCCTTGATGAGGCCGAGTGCGACGAGATCAGCCCGCATGGCGTTTACAAGACGCTTGAGGTCGTTGAGCATGTCGCGCTCGTTCGTGGTGTAGGTTTCGCCAGCGGTTTGTGTGACGGCCTGCTGGTCCGCGGATGCTGGCTGGCTGATAGGATCGGCATTGAAGAAGCCGAGCTTTTGCGAGTTCGATGTGCCGATGCGCGTGCCCTGCGTGGTGCCGAGCGTGAGGTCGCCGCCGTCCTCGAAGCTGAATCCGTCGATTGCCCATGGAAAGTGAGTGACGGCGGCGCAGACGTTGGTGCCGTCGCAGTAGACGATCGTGCGGCGTCCACGGCGGGCGAGCGTTACACCACTGCCCGATGCGGTCTTGATGGTTACCGGGTAGTTGCCGCTGGTGAAGTCGTCAACGATCCATACGCGCGGTTCCGCTGGGACGATGACTTGCCTGGCAGCCGTCAGCTCGCCGTCGAGCTGCAAAATCGCGCAGTTCGCCTCAGTGTCGGTCAAAACCCAGTCCGCCGAGGCGATGTTCTTGTAGGTCTTGCCGGCCGCGCCACCTGTCGTTTTGAGCACCCACGCCGCGCCGTTCCATTGGTATTCGTTGCCGTCGGCGTTGTTGTAGACGGCATGGCCGACTGGCGGGGTGTAGAAGTGCCACGAGCCGTTGTAGTAGTGCGCCAGTTGGTTTGCCTTGCCGACAAAATCGCCGCTCGGAGCGGATGCAACGATATAGACGGCCCCCGGCTGGGGTGAGGCAGGAGGCGATGCGGCGATCCCGGAAACGCCGCCTATCATAGCCTCGATCTGCCGGTTGTTTTCGTTGATGACCACGTATGCCTCGGCTTGCGAGGCGTAGAGGTCCGTCAATCCCAATCGTTCGCTTGCCATGGTTGACTCCTTTCAAGATCACAGGATGGCATGCGCAGGGTGGCCGATGCCAACGACCGCACTGACCTGGTAGACGGCGACGCGCACGGATGGCTGCGTACTTCCGAAGTCGGCTACCTGCTCGGCTGCGGTGTAGATCGCCTCAGGGCTGGACACCGTTATGGTGCGCCGTATCGCCCCGGTGGCGTCGAGCACATGGACCATGTATCTCTCCTCGGCCTCTCCCAGCGGTATTTCTGACACACCGCGCCAGTCGAGAGCCTTGCGACTACGCCTGCGCCAGCGGATCGTGAGGTCGCCAGCGGCGTTTCTCTCGCCGCGCAGGTGCACAGGCGAGAACGGCCGTAGGCTATTGCCTGTCGGCGTGTAGTACTGTCCGGTGACCGAGCCGAGCGTTGCGGTGCTGCGCAGGCTGAGCGCTTTGACCATCACGGTGCGCCCCAGTGACGTAGATACGGTAGCGGGTACGGCGTTGGATAGCATGTAGAACGTCTCCGTACTGCCGTGCGTACCGATGGCGTGCTCGGTACCTCGGACGCCGCGCTGAAGGCCCGAGAGGATATACGAGCCGTCGGGCTGTAGGTGAGCGTTGAGGAAGCGAATCATCTCGCCGCCCAGCAGCGCCGTGTTGGCGCCGTTGAACAGCGCCAGGCTGGTTGTGGATTCGAGCGTCGCCGTGCAGTCGCTCACTGGATACACCCTGATGGTGTGCGCCCAGTCCATGACGGCGGGGTCTGCCGCTTCGAGCGGCTGATACACCGTGCCGACGAACCCACCGGCACTGCTCGTCAGTATCGCCTCATAGGTCGCCCCCTCATCGAACGACCGGTAGTACTCTGCGCCGCTCCAGCCCGCCTTCTTGACGGCCAGCACGTAGCCGTCTAATCCGCCGTGATAAGCGCTCACGAGTGGGCAGTCGAGCACGTAGAAGGTCGTCTCCGGGACGACCACGACGTTAACGGTGCGCGGCGGGCTCGGTGTGTACACCGCCGAGTAGCTGAAAATCTCCGGGTCGTGCTCGGACAGCACCATCTTCACGACGCCGCGCGGGTCGTAGGACATGTCCGTGATGATGTAGGTGCGCGCGCTGCCGTCGATGTCGAGCGTCAAAACATCGCCGGGGTCATATTGCAGATAGGGACGAGGCAGGAACACGGTGTACTTCACCCGGCCGAGCCGCTCGAGGTAGAGCAGCCGGTCCGCCAGTGTCTTGGCCTGGTCGCGCGTCGTGACCATGTTGACATTGACGTGCACGTCTTTCGGCTCTTCGCCCTGAACCTGCGCGATCACGACATTGGGGGCGTATCCAAGGTCGCGGTCGATGAAGCGCAGAAACAGGCGCGATGGCGTCTCCGTCTGGCTGCGCACGACGCGCGTGATGCGCGGCGGCGCTTGCTCGCCGTAGGGCCGGGCTGCAAGGTCATGGTCAAGCATGTCGGGTCCACCTGCTCAAAAAGAGGTCGCTGCCGTCGATCCAGGATCGAATCTTGGCCGCGTCCATGCCAAGGGCGGCGATGATGGCGCTGCCGTATTTTAGCAGTTCAGCAAGCGTGATGATGATCTCGGCGTGCCAGAATATCCACCACTCGGTCTCATCGGGGCGAGCAGACCAGCTACCCTCCATTTGACCAGACGTGACGTATCTGGCATCGAGATAGGCGTAACCACGAGCAAGCAGCGGGCGCGTGAGATGGCGCAGGCTGTCGTCCGCTAGGTCTGCGTAGAGCGCCGCGCGCATGAAAAGCGCGACCATGTGCGGCTCGTGGTAGTTGCCGTAGGCCGCCGCTGCGTAGTGGTAGCCGTCGCACCGCCACTCGATGTCGCCGTCGATCACCGTGGCCCCCAAGGTGAGCGGCCAGGCGGGCTCCGTCGTGCCGGACACGCCGTTGCGTAGGCAACGGTAGACGAAGCCGTTTTTGCCAGCCGATGGACGCACGAAGTCGATTGCGGCGTTGTAGAAGCCGGTCTTGTAGCGCGTCGCGGGCTGCCAGCTCGGTATTGCTGCGGGGAAGTCCGTCGGCGGGAACAGCGCGTGGCTGGTCCATTCACGGTTGAGCCAGCTAAGGTAGTCGGCCACGATCTGACGCGCCACAGGGCTGCCGCTCAGCCACAGGTAGTGGGCGGCCGACTGCAACGCGCGGTATTGGTAGCCGCCCCACTGGGAGTTCGGGTCGACCCAGTTGAAACCCCAGGTGTTGGCCGGTCCGTACTTGACTTCTTCCGGGCGGTCGCGGTAGTAGGCGTGGATGAATGGCCCCAGGTCGCCCAGCCGCGCTTGATACTCGAGCTGAGCGTCGCGCAAAAACTGGGCTTGGGCTTGCGCTCGTTGGGGGTCGCCGAGCTTTTGCCAGACGTGCGGGTATGTATAGCCGACCCCGGGGGGCCCACGCCAATCGATGAGTGTGTCGCGCAGCATGTTTGCGGTATAGGGCGGTGCGTGCGGGTACTCGATCGGCACCTCGGGATAGGGCCTGATGCGCCGAATCGTGAGCGTGCACTCGACCTCTTGGAAGACCGAGACCCCCACCGCATAGAGGTCCGGGTTGTGGTCGAGCGCCGGGCCGGGCACTTGGTCTCGGAGGAAGAAGTCCCCTCTTTCCAGGTCGAAGGTTTGCACCCCCGTACCAGCCAAAGAGACCAGGGCGTAGTACCGCGTGCTTGGCGAGTATGTCGGCGCCGTGTCGAGCCAGACATAGACCTCGACGGGGGCGCTTGCGCCAATTTCGACACGCACCGTGTCGCTGTCGTTGCGCCAGCGATCCAGAATGCCGCGGCCGAACTGCACCTCGCCTGCTCGCCCGGGGATATAGACAGTGACGTTGCCGTCGCTGTCGCGCAGAAAGCTGCTCAAATCGACGCCCTGGCGATCGGAGTTTGCAAACGTGCCGTCCAGCGAAAACGCGCTGTTGGAGATGTGCGGCCGTATCCAGTTGCGGCCGTCGTCCACTGCGTGCGTGACGACGAGCGAATGGGCGTTGGCGGCCCGCGCCTTGGCCCACTTCGGATCAGCCGTGATGGCGTACAGGCTTTCGTATGCGTCGTCGGCCCAATACAGGGAGTCCACGGCGCAGTCCACCTCGCCCTCGGCCGTCTCGCGCCAGTGCGGCCATGCCTCGTAGCGCCCGCCCACCTCGAGCCACGGGCCGACCTCCGTGAGGGTGTAGGCAAGCACCACATACCGGTCGATCTCGGGATCGTATCCGGGCGGCTTTGATAGCATCACCCGCAGCCCATGCCCAGGCACGTATTCGGTGCCGATCACGTCGTAGGTCCAGCCTTGCAGCGTCGGCTCGTTGACCATGTACTCAACCGATTGGAGCGCCGCGACGTTGTCGTGAACAGTCCAGTACCATGCACGCCGGATCGCCGCCAGATAGCTCATGTTGATGGGCGCTCCGGCGATGTATTCCCACACCTTGGCCATGGTGCTGCGGTATGCCTGGTCGATGCGTTTGACGCGCTCGCCGTAATGCCCTGGCCCATCGGGAATGAAGCCTTCCAGGTGCCCGCCCGCGTCCACCACGCGCAGCTTGTAGTAGTCTTGATGGCTTTCAAGCTGGATCGGGCGTTTGGCATTGACGAGCCAATGCGGAATCCAGAGCTCCGGGCTGTCCGGCACCGGCCGGCCGTAGTAGATCGGCTCTAGGGCGCTGGCCAGCAGATCGGCTCGATCGCGCCATGTCTGTGCGCCCGTGACCTCATAGGCAAGGCAGCAGGCGTGGATCGCGGTGAACTGCCCCTCGCTCGTGCCACTCGACGAGGAAAAATAGCCGTCGCGCCCCGGGATGTCATGCATGGAGTTGACGACGATGCCGCGCTCCGAGATGGCGCATGTTTGCTCATGCAACCGCAGGCGCAGCGGCTGGGGAAGTCGCAGGAAGGCGAGTTTGCCGTCGCGCTCTTGCACCACGAAGGCGGACGCGCTCATGATGTCGGCGATGACGGAGGACACCGGTTTGGGTTGAGAGACGAGATAGCCGATGACCTCATCCGTCATCTCGGTCATGTCCAATCGGTCCAGCGGGAGCCCGCCGCGGCGAGACAGGTCGCCCAAAATCTCGTACAGCTTGACTGGCACCGGGTTGGCCCAGTGACTGACGGGCGGCTCATTGCCCACGTCGTTGATTCGCCACTCGGGCGCTTGACCCGGCGTTTGATAGTGGACAAAATCGTAGGTCTCGCCGTCGGGTAGTGGCGGTGGAGGCGGTATGTCAGCCTCATAGCGCTGCCGTGGGTGCGGGTAGGTATTGACGATCTGGTGGCCGCGCGAGATGACCTCGACCTCGACATCCGGCACCGTCCACGTTTCGTATTTTTGGACGATGATGTCCTTGAACACCAGATAGGCCCGCCCTCGGTAGGCGGGCGTTTGTGCCGCTCCCAGATGCGCTTGTATCGTGGGGCTTGGCATCTGATCCTCCGTGCCGAGATAAATCTCGACATGAAGCTGCTGTGAGGTGTAGCCGATCGCGGGCTTGCTCCAGCGCCGGCGGTCGTAGGTGAGCTTGCCACCCAGCCAGATGCGGCTCACCCCTGCAATCTCTCCTTCGCAGATCAGGACGGCAAAATCGACTGCGTGCGCCTCGACCTGCTCGGTCTGAGTGATCGTCTCCGTCTGGTCGCCGACCACGATGTCCAATTCCTGCGGCACATCGATGGTGACGGGGCGAAACTCGCTCATCCACAGCAACTGCCCCGCGACACGCGCGAGCCCGTACACGATCGGTATGGGCGCGCCGTACTCGGACAGCGGGACGACCGGCACTTGATCGGCGGCGCGCCGGTCGGTGGCCCGCAACGGCGCGCGCGTGTCTCGACTCGTCAAGGCGCGCATGACATGGGCGTCAATCATGCTGCCAAGGCTATAGCCGACGAGCCGCCCCACCATGCCAGCGATGGGCGCGGCCACCGTCCCGGTCTGGAACAGCGACGCGGCAGCAGTCGAGAAGACGGTAGACAAGGCGATGCTGGCCATCAGTCGAATGCCCCTTGGCGGACCTTGATCGCGCCATCGGTCTCGCTCACGGTGAAATAGGCGACACGCTGGAGTTCTTCGATGGTGGCGCGCGCCGCGGATACGTTGACGAGATAGCCCAGCATGCCAACATCGGGCAAGGGGTCCACATGAACGCGGCTTGACGGCACCCCGGCGGCGCGCATCACATCGTCGACGACGGCGCTCAGGGTGGACGGCTCCGCCCTGACGACGGCGCTGACCTCGGGTATGCGGTTGCCGAAGAGTTCGAGCGGCACGTCAACGAACACCAGATAGGCCCGCCCTCGGTAGGCCGGTGCGAGCGCTGCACCTACATCGGCCTGGATGTCCGTGTCTGGTGTCTGGCTTTCCGTGCCAAGGTAAACCTTGACGTGTTCGCTGACGAATTCCGGCGTAGCCAGTTTGCCTGCCAGGTAAATGGCGCCGACCTCTTCGATCGGGCCTTGGCACAGCAGCACGGCAAAGTCGGCGTAATACTTGTAGTCCACGCGGCGTATTTCCGACGTGACGGTCGAACTGCTCTTGCCCTGTTTGACCTTGGTAGTGCTGGTACCGATGCTCTCCGTGACGCGCTCGCGCACTTGGGACGCCCAGATGAGCTGACCTGGCACCCTAGCCGTGCCGTACACCCTCGGAATCGATACCCCGTATTCGGTGATTGGCACGAGATTGGTCTGCCCCAGTCTCGGGCCGTACACGGTGGTCGATGAGCTTGCCACACCACCACCAAACAGCGCCGGGAACAGATAGGCGCTATCGATGTAGGAGCCGACCATCAAGCCGATCGTGCCGCCCATGGTGGCCGCCGATATCCCCAGAATCGTGCCGCCAATGCTTGCGCCGATGCTCGCGCCGACGCACGCCAGTGCTATTGTTGCCATGGTGCGTACCTGTAGATAGCCACGGTGCGCCGCTGCCACTGCGGCGCGTAATCGTGCTCGATGACCCGACCCATGGGCCAGTAGCTGTGGATCATGCCCAGGCCGTGCGGCAAGTCGCTGATGATCGCCACATGCTGCGGATGAGTGACGATGTGAAAGAGCGCGATGTCGCCCGGCTCGGCCTGCTGCACCCGGACGCAGTAGCGGTCGAGCCCGGTTTCGAGCAGCCCGGGCTGCGGGCGGATGTCATAGTCCAGCACGTCATGGACCTCGGCACCGACCGCACGGCGAAACACCTCGATCACCAGGCCGATGCAGTCCACGCCGCGGCCCAGCACGCGGCCGCGATGCGCGAACGGCGTGCCAATCCATCGGCGCGCCTCTTCGACTAGACGCTCTCGATATAGCCGGACTTCCACTTGTCCGCTCCAGGCACATGCGGCTCGCCGCGAAAGTTGACGACGTTGCCAAAAGAGGCGCAGGCCGCAAGCGTCTTGTCGCAGCCCGCCACGACCGTCACCTGGTCTCCAGCGGCCACGGCGTATGGCGTTGGCGCATGTAGGTGAATCGTGCTGCCGACCTGCCTGGCAATGTCCACCGTCACACCGGCATTCGCGCCGGTATGGAAGGTCGCACGTCCGTGCGTGAGGTAGCCGTCGGGGAAGGCCGCACTCAGCGTGACGCTGCGCCCGCTCGCCCCCGTCACCGTGACCGAGTGCGTATAGGCCGCCAGGTCTATTTTGCACCGCGCGTCGCCAAACTTCGCGCGGCAAATGGCGGATGTCGTCTCGCCGATGACCGTGGACAGCAGATCGACGAGCGATCGGCACTCGACGACGAACACCTCGTCGCGGATCGTGACCTCGCCAAAGACGAACGTCTTGAGCATGATCACCTTGCCGGGCACGACCTCATCGGGCGGATTCGTGTAGTCGATCAGGAAGACGTCCAGCACGGCGCGGTCATAGCGCCCCTTGAGCAGGTCGTCCTTGGTGATCGCGTCGGATGACAGGATGCCGGTGATGCTCAGGTTGTCCACCGACAGGCGAGACGACGACTCCAGCGCGCTGGTGTCCGATCCGATCTGTGGGGTGTAGTACACCCCGTCGATCCAGAAACCGTCGATATGGTCGGTGAAACCGATCTTGACGCCGTCGGCACGGGTGATGAGCGCGCAGTGCGTCAGGGTGGAGACGGGACTGTTGAGCTGGTTCAGCAGCTCCGGGTTGATGGTCTTCATACGCGCACCTCCACCACTGGCAACGATTGCAGCGTGAACAGCGCCTCGCCGCTTGCTTTGTCGTAGGCCTCGAAGGTGGATCGGAACTGGTCGGTATCGAACCGCACAGGCACATCGAACTCGCAAGAGACGGTCATCAAGTCATCGCCTTGTGGTTCGCCGAACGACACGATGCCGGTCGTGTAATCGACGCTATACCCGGCAATCTCTACGCCGCCACGATAGACGCGCACGGTCCCGACGACGGGCTTGACGATTGGGCGGTCGTAGGTTTCGCCGGCATGCTGGTAGCGCTTGACGATTTGGTAGGTGTTGGTGGTGTCGATGCGCTTGAGTATCCCCAGGCTTTGCGCGCCGCCGCTGGCCGATACGGTGTGCGTGCACACGTAATCCGCCCAATCCTTGAACCGGAACTGCTGCGCCATCCCACGGCGGGCGCGGAAGAAGGCCAGCAGATAGTCGTGCTCCGATTTGCGCACGATGCGCTCGCCGATCTCCCATCTACCGCGCTCGGTGTGCCAGTTGACATTGGCGTACTCGTAGCCGGAGCCGGTCGCCACAATCGTGGTCGAAAAGGTCGGGCCGCCAATCGCGCCGTAGTCGATGCCCAGCTCGAGCCGTGTCTCGGCAAACGGTGTCATGCCATCCTCCTCATAGCGCGCGCGACGCCGAGCGCGGCCGCGGCCGCGATTTGGTACTCGGACTGCTTGCTGACGGGGCCTTGCACGGTGAAATGGTTGTGCACGACGACTTGCGGCGGTGCTGGCTGCGACGACTGCACCTGGACCTGGGGCACCAGGCCACCCGCCGCGAAGGCCAGGCGCTGGCCGTCCCAGCCGGGCGGGGCCTTCAGGCCGTTGATGGCGTCCAGAAATGCCACGCCCACGCGCTTGACGGCAGCGGCACGCACCACGTATTCGCCGGCCGACAGCCGCGCCGGGATCGAATCCGAGGTCGAGGTGCCGGGGCCCGACACGTAGCCTCCAGAGGCGAACTTCTTGATGTTGCCCAGCAGCGCCATGACGGCGGCCACCATCGCCGCCATCGCCGCCATCGCCAGCGTCGGGCCCACGACCGGAATCGACGCCTGCGAGGCGGCCGCGCCCGAGCCCGCCACGGCGGCGTTGGCGCTGACCTTGGCCACCGTCTCGGCCTGCTTGGTGGCCACAGACTGGACGGCCGCCGCCTGCTCGATGGCGGCTTCCTGCTGGATGAAGCCCAGCTTCATGGCGAGCATCCTCGCCTGCATCGCCACCCACTGCTGGAAGGGCTGGACGACCAGGTACTGCAAGAAGGCGTCCGAGATCGAGCGGAATATGGAGGCGAGACCCTCGCGCAGCGTCTGCGCACCGGTGATCATGCCCTGCAAGGCGGTGCCGAAGCCCTCGCCGATGCGATTCCACAGCGGGGCCATTTCATCAACGGTGAGCTTGGTGCGATCCAGCTCATTGCGCCACGCCTGCACGCGAATCACCGCATCCGGCCCGATGGCCTCGGCGGCCTGCTGCATCGCCGGCAGAAGCCGCTCCATCTCGGCGGAGGACTGCTGCTGCAATGCGACGATCTGCCGCCGCGCTTGGGCTTCCGTCAGCAGCCCTGCCTCCTGCTGTATACGGATAGCCTCCTGCGCGTTGCGCATACGCTCGGTTACGAGCCGCCATTGCGACTCCAGCGCCTCCAGGTTGGCCTGTGCAGCCTTGACGTCGATCAACTTGTCCACCAGCGACACGCCTGCCGTGTCGCCCTGTGCTGCGAGCCGAGCCCTGAGATCACGGTAGCTGCGCTCGATTGCGGCGCGCCGGTCTTCAGCCGTAGCCGTGCCAGTGATCTGTGCCAGCTCCTCCCGCGCTTGAGCAAGCGCGTCGGCCAGTTCGCGCTCGGCGGCTGCTGCCTTGCGCGCGTTGGCTTGCTCGACATCGGCACGTTTGTTATTGAGGATTATAAGCTCAGCCTCGATTTTCGCCACCTCGCCCTTGGCGCGGATACGCTCGGATTCTGATGCTCGTGGATCTGATTGCAGGCGGCGTTGTTCGGCTAGCAACGCCTGCTGGCGTGCGATCTCGGCATCGATCTCCTGTTGCTCGATGGCTGTCTTCTTAGCGTAATAGTCTCGGATTGAGATGAGCCGGTCTTCGAGCGCGGCATCCAGCGCCCGCGACTGACGGGCCAACGCGTCCTTGAGGATCTTGAATTCGGCCTCGGCCTCTGCCTGGGCCTGCACGAGGGCGAGCTTCGCTGCTTCGCCTGCCTTGTCGGTGGCGGACAAGACCTGCGGCTGCGGACGACCGAAGACACCCGACTGGGTTTGCTCGGGACGGATGCGCCGGGCG